CTGCAATTTTGGAATTGTATGGATTATGGGGTGATGGCAATCAATAAAGGTTTCATATCTTCTATGGATGCGGAGATACGGACAAGAGACCATGGTCTGATGAAAGGGCAATATATTTTTACTCTTGATAACTACCATGCGAATCCTGATGTGATAGATAATAATGTAAGCGAAGTGCCACAAGAGCATAAGAGTCATAATTGTATCCAACTAGAGAATGGACAGTATGCATTGTATCCTAACAACAGGATGCGTCTGTATGACCTCTCTATCACTCCACAACATCCTAAGACACCAGACTTTAAGGTTTCTACCATAGAGTATCAGGTCGAGAATGGGACTGAGTGGGGGCGGTTAGGAGATACCGATGATTATTTCTGGGAAACACCTAAGGAGAAAACAAATGGTAATTAAAGTAGACAAATCTGAAGAATTTAAGAAAAGTGGTAAGAAACTCATCTCTGAGTACGATGCACAGGAGTGGTTAGATAAGATTGAGAAGAATGACGAAAGAGAATTGTTTGAGATGAAGAGAAAGAAGGAATTCCTTGACGAATGCACTAAGTTCAGAAAAGGTGGATAAATAAAAGCAGCCCATGCTGTCTATAAATGCCGACTCAGTTTGAGACCTTCAAAGATTTGAGTATTACATTCAAAAAACATCCTGTTACTGATGATTTGGTAACGGTGAAGGATAAGTCTGCAATTGCACAGTCTATAACAAACTTACTAATGACAAGAAGGGGTGAGAGACCCTTTCAACCTACACTAGGATCTGGTTTAGATAACATATTATTTGAACCACTAGATTATGGTTCTGCTGCAATGATAAAATCAGAAATATCAAAGTGTCTTTCTAGATATGAACCAAGAATTAATGTACAGAGAATAGACTGTACAGTTGATTTTGAAAATAACGGTTATAGTGTAGAAGTACAATACAAGATTATAGGTAGAGCAGATAGACCAGTGGCGGTAGAATTCTTTCTAGAGCGTACAAGATAATGCCATACACTCAGGTATCCAATTTAGACTTTGAAGATATTAAGACTCAACTTAAAGAGTACATGAGAGCACAGTCAGAATTTACTGACTATGACTTTGAAGGAAGTGCATTAGCAACTCTAATTGATACACTTGCTTACAATACCTATTATACAGCGTTCAATACTAATATGGTAGTCAATGAACTATTCATTGATTCAGCAACGTTGAGAGATAATGTAGTAGCGATTGCAAAGCAGTTAGGATATAGACCAAAGAGTGCTACTGCTCCTACAGCATACGTTTCATTTACTATTAACTATACTAACCCTACAACTGATAAAGAATTAATATTACAACCAGGCACAGGATTTATTTCATCATACGATAACAACATTTATTCATATGTTGTAACTGATGCTGTTACAGGACAGGTTGTTAACAATGTTGCAACATTTAATAATGTAGCAATTAAAGAAGGAACAAGATTAGTCAATACATTTACTATTAACAGTGCTCTTAAGAGTCAAAGGTTTATCTTAGATAACCAAGACATTGATACTAATACAATTAGAGTGCAAGTATATCCTGGTGGTGGTTCATTTAACGAGGAGTATAAACTTGCTGATAATATCTTAGGTGTTGACGGAGATTCAAAAGTATTCTTCTTAGATGAGATTGAAGATCAGAGATATGAAATATTATTAGGTGATGGTGTTCTAGGTAAGAAATGTGAAAACAATTCACGTATTGAAGTATCTTATCTTACAACCGCAGGTCCTGAAAGTAATGGAGTCAAGACATTTGTCTTTACTGGTGTTGTACAAAATCCAAGTGGTGTAAGTCCCAATGCCTTTACAACTTCAATTACATCATCTACACCCTCTTCGGGCGGTGAAGAGATAGAAAGCACTGCCAAGATAAAATACACTGCTCCAAAAGCATATGGCACACAAGACCGTGCAGTGACCGCACAGGACTATGAAGCAATTGTAAGAAAAGTATATCCAGCAACAAGTGATATTATAATATTTGGTGGAGAAGATCAAGATCCACCAGAATATGGTAAGGTCTTTATTGTACTAAAACCAAATGATGCTAGTTATCTTACATCATTAACTAAATCACAAATTATTTCTGATCTTAAAAAGTATGTAATTGCATCTGTAGAACCAAGAATAGTAGATCCTTCTATTCTTTATGTTGAGATGACAAGTAAAATCTTTTATAATACTTCTCTTACTGATCAAACTGAAGGTCAGATTAGAGATAAAGTAATTAATAGTGTTCAGTCTTATATTGATACAAGTGATACTGAGAAGTTTAATGGTAAGTTTAGGTATAGTAAGTTCATTGGTGTAATTGACGATGCTGATGTTAGTATCAATTCTAATCTCACCAGTGTTATGATGAGAAAAGACTTCTACCCACAGTTAAATTCTACATTCTATTATGAGGTATGTTTCCAGAATGCCTTTGATGAAGACTGTGATGATCCAGTCTTGTCATCTACTGGTTTTAGGGTGACTGAGTATCCTAATTTTGATGTCTATGTTGAAGATAGGGATAAGAAAATTGTCCTATATAGACTAGATAGTGTAACTGGTGAAAAGGTTGTTCTAGACAGCGATATTGGCGACATAGATTATGTAAAAGGTGAGTTAAAGATGTATGCCTTAACAATTATTAAAGGTAGTTTCTTTGATAATCGTATTTCACTAAGAGTAAAACCTCTATCAAACGATATAAAAGCAATGCGTGAAGTATATCTTGACGTTGACGTTGCTAATTCATCCTTCACTGCATATAAAGAGTAAGTAAATGGTTGCTGCTAAGACAAAGCGAATCTCGACTCTAATAGAAACTCAACTTCCTGAGTTTATTAGTACAGAATATGAACTTTTTACTAAGTTCATAGAAAAGTATTATGAAGCACAGGAGGTACAAGGTGGTACGTTAGATGTTATTAGCAATCTTCAAGACTATGCTAACATAGATTACTATGAACAAAACATACTTAGACAATTTGATACTTTGGATGTTACTATCACTGATAGTAGCGACACAATTGTATTACAAGATGCAACGAGTTTTCCAAAGGCAGACGGATATGTCAGAATAGATGACGAGATAATATTTTACGCAACTAGAACTGATACTACACTACAAGGTTGCACAAGAGGAGTTAGTGGTAACACAAAACTTGGTGATTTGTATCATGAGACTCAATTTGAGACTACAACTGCTGTTGCACATGTTGCTGGTCAAAAAGTTTACAATATCAGTAATCTTTTCTTATATGCATTTGTCAAGAATTTTGAGAAACAGTATCTAGGTTCTTTTCCTGAGAAATATCTTAGAGGTAGTGTTGATAAGAGAACCTTAATAAAAAACATACAGAATTTTTATAAAGCAAAAGGAACTGATAGTTCTATTAAGTTTGTTTTCAATAGTCTTATTGATAAAGACATTGATGAAAATGCACGTAGAAATTTACAACAGTTTGAGTGGTTTATTAAGTCTGAATTTGATAATGTTGCAATCAATGTTACAAATGCTAGTGGTCAATTTTTAGTTGGTGATAGAATTAATGAGACTGGTGGTAATGCTAGTGGTGAAATTGCAAAAATTGTCAGAAATGATCAAAATGTAATTACAAGATTATACTTAAGACAATTATCAGGTAGTTTTACACTTGGAGATAATGTTACAGGTCCTACAGGATCATCTTTTACTGCAAGTACAGTATATACATTTCCTAATGGTATTTTCTACATTGATTTTGGTGAAGAAGCAGAAGAGTTTGGAGATTTTGAAGCTGGTAAATATTATCTCG